CCCCGAAGAGGCCGATCGAGGCGCCCAGGAAGGTGGCCCAGCCTTGTGTCATCCCAAGCGCTTCGACCAGGTGCGCAACGCCCAAGGCGATGGCGCCGCACAGCATCGCCTCGAGAAAGCGCCGCACCCACCGCGGCTCGCGCCCGTCGTACAGGATGCGCAGCAGCGCCACGACCGTGGCCAGGATCGCGGCGCGGAATGGTTCGGGGATTGACTCCAGCAGCTTGGTCAACGTCACACTTTCCTCGTGCATGGCATCTCGCTCAGGTCGTGTAGCCACTGAAGGCTTGCATTACGTCGGTCAGCGCGTTCTGGCCGCGGGTGTCGGCGGCGGCCAGGTTGCGGACGGCCTGCGCGCCCTGCGCCATCTGCTCGGCCTGCGCCTGCTGTTGCGCAGCCTCGGCGCGCTGCTGGCGGATCAGCGCCACCTTGTCGTCGGCCACGATCAGGCGCGGATCGACGCCCAGCATGTCGCCGTAGATCTCGGCGTACTGGTCGGCGTCGAAACGGTCCAGCACCTCGGGCTTCATCTGCGCGACCATGCCCAGGTTGCCGACGAAGCGGTCGATCGAGTTCGTGCCCACCGCGCGCTGCGCCTGCGCGAGCATCGAGACAAACTCCACGTTGATGTCCATGCCCTGCAGTTCTGGCGGAGGCGGGGGCAGGGCGCCCGCACGCACCAGGCGCGCGAAAGTCATCTCGATGAACGGGTCCAGCAGCTCGTTGTGCAGCCGCTCGAGCACCGGGCCGAGCATGAGCAGCTTTTCTTCGTGGCGCTCGGCCACCTCGGTGGCGGTCATGTTGGTGCGGTCGGAGCCGGCTAGCATCAGGAAGAGGTCGGCGTAGAACGTCGAGCGCACGCGCTCGCGCACGTCCTGGATGTCCATCAGCAAGTGGTTGAGATCCAGCCGCACATCGAAGGCCGTGCGGATGCCGCCCGTGGGGCTTGCGGTATCCACAAACGATACGCCGCCAGGCAGGGTGTCCAGGTCGCGGTTCTTCATCGACGTGGGCACCTGCAGCGGGGGCTTCGTCATGTAGTCGATGCCCTGCGCCTTGCGTAGTTGCTCGTGCTGCAGTTGGCGGATATCGCCCAGCGCTTCCATGCCCGGGCTGTTGCCGTAGATGTCGCCGCCAGAGGCCGCCCAGCGCGGCACCAGCGCCGGGAATTGCTCGAAGCCGGACTCGGACAAGTAGCGGCCTGCCTCGCAGCCGGGCTCGAAATAGACCGACTTCCACGCCATGTTCTGCGCGTCGCGCTTGGTGGCGTCGCGGTCGCTGCGCGGCTCGATCGCGTGGATCACCGGCACCCAGGCGTCGAGGTTGCCGCGGTCGAAAAGAGTGCGCACCGCCGGGCTCACCTTGTCGCGGCCGAACTCGCCCACCATCTGCGCCGCGGTCAGATCGAACTCGCGGTAAAGCGTCTGGACCTTGCCGCGGTAGTCGGAGGCGATCGCGTACTCGCCCGCGGTCAACGTGTGGTGATGGATCACGCTGTCGAAGTCATCGACGATGATCGAGGCCGACGTGCCGTAGGCGCCCAGCTCCTCATACATCGAGTGCAGCGCGCGGTAGGTGTTCGAGCGCGCGAACACGTCGAGCACCAGGCGCTGCACGTCATGCAGCCAGACCTTGACGGGCTCACTGGCCATCATCTCGGGGTCGGCCGTGGCCAGGCGGAACCACGGGCGCGCCGGGCTCGTCATGCCCGCCATCATGCCGGCGGCCAGCACCCGCAGCGCGCGCGTGCCGGTCGAGTCGTAGATGTTGTTGTGGCGCTTGTCGCCCTTGTTGCGGTCGGTCGTGAGGAACCGCCCCGAGCGCGGCAGCAGGTAGTCGCTGATCTCGCGCCAGTGCGTGAGCCAGCTCGAGCGCTCGGACTTGAGCGCGCCCCACCGAGTGAAGAGCTTGTCGCGTTCGGGCTTGCTCATGTCAGCCGCCCAGCAGAGTGTTCTTGCCGAGCGACAGCGCGTCCTGGCTCACGCCCTGCGGCCCGGTCAGCATGGTGCTGCCGGCGCCCTCGGCGCGCTTGTTGCTGGCCATGATGCCCGCAAGATCGGGCGTCTTCGCGTTCGCGCGGTTGAACTCGCGCTCGGCCTGGTTCTTCTGCTTCTCGGCGATCGCCTCGGCCGAGCGCTGCGCCTCCTTCTGCGCGTCGGACTGCTTCTTTGCCGAGTAGGCGGACGCGCCTGCGCCAGCAATTGCGGCGCCGATGATTGCCGCTTCAATTCCCATGATTCAGCCTCTTCATGACGGTGATGTCGGCGGGCTCGTAGCCGCGCCGGGTGAGCACAGAGGCCAGCGGCGTGCCCGCTCGGGTGTGCCACAGCATGCGCATGGCGCCGCGCTCTGTTGCAACGCGCTCGGCCTCGAGGATCAGGCGCGCGCCGGTCGAGCCGCTGCGGTAGTCGGGATGCACGAAGATCGCGTCGGACGCGCAGCACACCACCGCGGGGTTGAACGGGTGTGGTGACACGACCGCGGTGCAGTAGCCCACCAGCGCGCCGTCATCGAGCGCGGCCAGGGCAAAAAGTACGCCAGCCGCGTCCAGTGCCTCGTAGTGCGCACGCGACAGGTCCAGCGGAAAGTCGAACCCGGTCTCCGCCCAGTTCAGGGCGGCCAGCGCGCCCACCTGGTCAAGGTAGTCGCCGACACGGACTTCGCGGATTTCGATGGCCATGGCGCCGACGATACGGGTGCGCGCACGAACCACGCGCACCCCGTCAGCACATGGCGCGATAGGGGTCGTAGTCGCTGCGGCTGCCGCGGTCGTTGCGGTAGGCGTCGAGCGGGTTGCGCTTGGCCACCGGGTAGGCAAAGGTCAGCGCCAGCGCATCGGCCAAGTCGGGCGAGCCGCCGCCCTGCAGCCGCTTCTTGATGTCGTCCTTCGGCTCGAGCACCCGGCGCCCGGCGGCGTCGTACCAATACACGGGCGTGGCCAGCTCCTGCTTGAGCGCGTTGTCGTTCGGGATCGCGCCGCCCATGCGCAGCCAGTCGGCCACCTCGAACCACATCTCGCCGCGCCGGTTCAGGAAGAGCGCCGGGTTCGTCGCCTTGCCGCCGAAGGGCACCTCAACCACGTCGTGGCCGAGCTGGCGCAGGCGGTCGATCACGCCGGCCCCGGCGCCCGAGTCGATGAACACCGCGTCTGGCTTCCAGTCCTGGATCTTCGCCGCCACCCGCGCGGCCAGCTCCATGTTGTCGATGCCGCGGAAGACGGCGGGCGCGAAGGCCTGCAGCCCCTGGCGCGCGAAGATCACGCTGCGGTCGTCACCGAATCGCGCCGGATCGACGCCCAAGATGCGCGGCGCGTCCTTGATGTCGTCCGGGCGCAGCGTGCGGCGCGCGGCCTCCTCGGCGTCGGCCAGGCTGATGAGCTGGTCGTCGCCGGCCGCGGTGAAGTCGCACAGGTACTCGCGCGCAAACGAGGTTTCGTTCATGTCGCGGCGCAAGCGCTCGACCTCCTCGGCGTCGATCGCGTTCGTGTCGAAGACGGTGTAGCGCGCGCAATGCCAGTCCGGAAGCGCCTCGGCCCGGTAGTAGAGCTCGGAGAACAGGTTGATGCCCTGCGGCGTGCCGATGAAGAGCGCCCAGCCTTTGCGGTCGGACAGCGCGGGCTGGATGATGTCGTTCCACACCTCGGGCTTGATCTGCGCCACCTCGTCGATGACTACGCCATCGAGGCGCACGCCGCGCATCGCGTCCGGGTTGTCGCCGCCGAAGATGCGGATCATCGCGCCGTTGTGCTTGAAGCGCACCCACAGCTCGCCCTCGTTCACCTCGACCGCCTCATGCTGGCGCAATGGCTCGATCTTCTGCTTCAGGCGCGCCCAGGCGATCGCCTTCGCCTGCTTCAGGTAGGGCGCGACGTAGAAAAACTGCCCGAGATCCTTGTCGAACTGCAGCGCCTTGTCGAGCAGTTCCATGATCGCAAGCTCGGTCTTTCCGGCCCGGCGGTGCAGCGCCAGGACCGAGAAACGCAGCAGCCGCCGGTGGCATTCCTGCTGCCAGTCGCGCGGCGTGTAGTCGAGTCGCAGCCTGATCACCGCGCAATCCCGGTGACGACCTGGATCTGAATCCCGCCCTCGTGCTGCACGCGCTCGACGTGCAGGCCGCTGGCCTTGCCGCGGGCAAGCTCGGCGCTCACCGCAGCGGAATACTTGCCGTCGGCCTCGGCCAGATCGCGAAGTCGCTGCAGGTCCGCCAGGTGCTGCTCGAGCGTGATGCCCACCTTAGCGATGATCGGCGCGCGCAACTCGGCAACCCTTGCGGCAACCTTGGCGTCTGTCATGAGCCGGCTTGCAGACTGATGCACGGCGTCCGGCTTCCAGTTGCGCGACCTTGGGTAGGCCTCTCGGTGCGCCTCGGCCTGCGACTTCCCGCTGGCCACCAGTTGGGCGAACGTCTCGCGCTGCGGCGACAGGGGTTTCGCCTCCTTCACTCTCGTTCCTCCAATTCCCTGGCGCACTCGCGGAATGCCTGCGCCACCACTTGTTCCAGCCACTTCGCGCCACCGCGGCGCATGATCTTGCTGCGCGTGGGCAACGACACGACGAACTCCAGCTTCACCACCTCACGCTCGGCGGCGAGCCGGCCGCGGCGCGAGCCGGTCACGATGTCGCGCACGCACGACTTCGACACCCCGTACTTCGCCGCGAGCTGCCGATAGCTCATCTTCGGCGCATGATCCGGGCCGCGGTCCTCAAGCAGCCGGTCGACCTCTGCGTCGGTCAGCACCGCGCCCGGGTGAGCCTCGCCGACACGGTACGCCATCAGGCCGCAACCCTCGCGAACAGGTCGGGCGTGCGGTCATCGCGCTCCACCCTGTTTCGCACATCGCACACCGCATGCCGCACCGACGGCGGCGCCAGCAGCGCGAGCCGTCGCGCGCACACCGGGCCGAACGCCAGTTTGCCGACCATCGCGGCGGGGCGCCTGAGCGGGCGGCGGCAGTGGGCGCAGATCATACTGGCCTCACCTCGACCATCACGCCCGGCGTGCTGCTGTAGCGCTTGCTGACCGCGAGCTCGACCACCTGCGCGTCATCGACCCACACCACGCCGTTGCAGGCGTCGGCGATGGCCTTAGCCACGTTGTCCGCATCCGGCTTGGTCGTCGGTCGCTCCGTGCCGGCGAGCGCGGCCTCCTGGCGGCGCTTGCTCCAGCTCTTCGGGATCGGGTGCAGCACAATCAGCGACAGCGCCACCGGGAACGCCATCGGCGCTGCGCTCTTCATCGCCATGCGTGCAGCCAGCTTCACCAGCGATTCGTAGCTGGCCGTCTTTTCGGGGGTGTGCATGCGCACGCTGTTGCCCATGCGGAAGGCGCGCGGGCGACCCTTGCCGATGGGCGGGCCCGGGATCTCGAAAGCGATCACTTCGCCCCCTCCAGCAAATCCGCTTGCTGCGCGGTCATCTCGTAGGCGTCACGGACCTCGTGCGCGAACATGTCTTGCACGCGCTGCGCGTCCTCGATGCGGCGGCAGGCGACCTCGAAGTGATGCGGGTCGCACTCGATGCCGATGAACTTGCGGCCTTCCATGACGGCACCCACGCCTGTGGTGCCGCTGCCCATGAAGGGGTCGAGCACCGTGGCGCCAGGCGGGACGATGCGCGCCAGCTCGCGCATCAATGCGGTGGGCTTGCCGGTCATGTGGTGCTTGTCGTTTTGAAGCACCGGGAAGCGATAGGCGCCGGGGAACGGGCCGTCATGTTCGGCAATTGCGCAGCGGCCTGCGGTGCCCCAGACGATGTATTCGCATTGGTGCTTGAGGTAGCCCTTGTGCGGCGCGCGGGCGCCGAGGCCTTTGTCCCATGCGGCGATGCCGCGCCACATGAGCCCTGCCCACTGATACGCATCGGTGAGCGCAGGGAGCTGGCGCCAGTCGATGAAGCTGAGCACATAGGCGCCTTCGTCGAGGGGCAGGCGCTGCAGCCATTCTTGGCACCAGCTCACCCACGTGCGCTGGTCCTTGGCGTCGCCTGCGAATGCGCGCCAGTCGCGCTGGACGCCGCTTTGCACGTACTTGTCCTTGACGGACATGGTCCGGTCGGCGCGGTACATGCCGCCCGATGCGTAGGGCGGGTCGGTGATCACGGCGTCAACGGGCGGGAGCAGCTCGAGCACGCGCATGGAGTCGCCCAAGTAGAGCGTGGCGTTCCCGATGATTACCGGCTGCATTGTTTGGCCTCCCTGATCGTCTTGCGGTGCTCCCGCGCCTGGTTGCACGCCGCGCAGATCGAGCCGATAGCGAGCCGCTTGCAGGCCACGCACACGAAGGTCGGCAGGGTGGCGCCCGGCATGGGCGCCTGGCGCGCGGTCTGCTCGCGGAAGCGGAGCTCGTCGATGAGGTGGGAGAAGGTCATGCTGCGGCCCTCCGCGTGTTCATGTGCGCATAGGCCTCGCGCCCGGCTTCCTTGCCCAAGCGCTCGACCACTTCGCGCAGCGCCATCGACTCGGCGTGGACGCGACTCTTCCCAGCCTCGAACTCGATCACCGCTGCGCGCTCCTCGAACCACTCGACAGCAGGCGATAGGCCGCCTTCGCCACTTCGTTCAGTCTCGCCGCCGATGCCCGGCCGTGCTTGCGCTCCCAGGTCTCGAAGAATCGGAGCCGGGCCGGTTTGGGCAGCCGCGCCACGTAGCGGGCGAGGCAGGCTTGCAGGTATTCGGTGGTCCATGTCGGGCCTCTCGGAATGTCAGGCAGCAGCATCGACGGCCGCCGGGGTTATCGCGGCGCGTGCGCGATCGGAACGGATGACGCCGCGCTCGACGTGCCGGCGCAGGATCTCGACGAAGCGCGCGTCTCCGCGCTCGGCCAGTTCGATGACCGCCTTCTCCCAGGCGGTGCCGCTTGCTCCGCCTGCGGGCGGCTCTTCGGCCCAGGCGGTGAAGCTCTTGCCGCCGGTCAGCCTCGAGGCCAGCGTCCCGATGCTTTGCGCCGCACTCATGCCGCGCTCCTGGCGTCGATCACGCGCAGCGGCTTCGAGGCGTCGAGCGCTGCAGCCGATGCCGTGGCGAACCCGATCAGCGGCCGGCTCGTGCCGCCCTGCATCACCGCCTCGGCTTTGCTCGCGTCGCCGATCAGTCGCGGCGGATCGGAGCGCAGACCGCGCCGCACGTTTTCCGCCTCGGCGATGCCGGTCAGGACCGGCGGATACTCCGGGTGCTCGTTTCTCATGGCGTAGCCGCGATAGCGGTTCTCGAACTCCTTGGCGACGAACGGCCACTCGTCCTCGGTCTTGGACGCCAGGCCTACCCATCCGCCCATGTCGTGCAGCACGCGGTGGATCAGCGGGTCGTCGAACGCCACGCTGGCGTAGGGGCCGACGTGCCGCACCCCCTTGTCGACCTTCGCCCAGGCCCGCAGCGCGGAGTCCTGCGTCGTGCCGCCGAGCATGCGGCGCACGTCGGCGATCTTCGGCATGAACTGGCCGGTGTCCGGGTTCTGGACGTGGGCGTTCAGCGCATGGCGAACAGCCGGCAGATCGAGATCCTTCAGCCCCTGCCAGTAGATCGCGATCACCCCCGGCGACAGCGGCTTGCCGCAGTACTCGGCCACCGCCTGAAGCATCTCGGAGAACGCATCGAATTCGTGTTGCTGCATGGCTTCACCCCTCGCCGAAGATCAGTCGCTTGGCCTCATCGGCCGCCTGTCGATTGCGGTCGGCCAGCGTCGGTGAGGCGCGCGGCAGGGGGCGCACCTTGGCCGCGTCGCGGCGGCGGCCCTCGGCGGTGGCGATCACCCAAGCCATCCCCTTGCCGGCAGCGTTCGGCTCGACGGCGATGCCGCAGAGCTCGTCGGCGGTGATGCCGGCTTGCAGCAGGGCGAGCAACTTCGGGTGAGACGGATTCACGCCCTGGATGCCGGCGTCTCGCAGCCGTCGGCAGATCGCGCCGGTCTCGGTGGGCTCGACTTCAGGGGAACGGTCTGCAGGAGCGAGCGCGGTCTGCGCATCGGCGGCGCTACTGCGATTCAGGTATTCGCTCGCTTGTTCACCGGATTCAGGATTCAGAGAATAGGGATTCAGAGAATCAGCGTGGCTAGCACTGTGCTGGCACTGTGCTGGCACAGTGCTTACATCGTTCTCGCCGATAGAAGGCAATTCAGATGCCGCCTCGCGAACATGCGGATTCTGGTGCTTGGCGAAGTTCAGCACCTGAATACAGGCGATTCCGCGCGCCTCGTAGCGGGCGATGAACCCGGACTTGGCAAGGCGGTCGAGGCTTGCGTCGACGTCGACGCTGTCGGCCGGAAATACGGCCATCTTGATGCGCTTCGGCCGGTCCTCTAGGCGCCCTTCTCGGTCGGCGAGCGTCCAGAGCCCGATGAACAGCAATCGATCCTCGAACGGCAGCTCGACCAGATCCTCGTTCGTGAAAAACGAAGGCTTTATGTTCCTAGCGCGTGCCACTTTCGCCCCCTCTGATGGCCCGCCGAGGGGTTGCCGCCCCGATGACGCCGGGCCTTTCTTTGTCCGCCGTTCAGGCCGCAGACGACGTCCTTTCTGGCTCAGCCGCTCGCGCTGCGGCCTCCCTCTCCAGCCGGATGAATGTCTTCGGCCGCGCCGCGCGAAGGAATTTCGCCCACGGGTGCGGGATGCCTTTGTTTCGCCACTGCGAGACAGATCCAGGTGTGATGCCGCAAAGATTAGCGACCTTCCCAGTTCCGCCCAGCGCGTCAATGATTGTGCTTGCGTCCATGCTCGCCATCATAGGACGTGCGCAGGATGCGCGCAAGAATTGTTTGCTCTCACAAAAAACGCTTGCATTCTTTTTTTTAGTGCTCTAAAGTCTAGCCATCGCAGCACAGAACACCGAGCGGCGATGCTCTTTACAAGGCCAGCGCACCGCAGAACACACGCACCGCGCCGGCTCTTTTTTGGAGATGGCGCATGAACGCCCGCATACCTCTCGGCCCTTGCCTCTGCGGGGCTTCTGATTGCCCATCCTGCGGCCCCGCTCAGGGCTATGCGCTCTACGACGAAGACGCGACCGAAGGATTCATCCAGTCCGAGATAGCCGAAATGCGGCGCTCTCAGGCGCTTGTGACCGATGCGCTCGGCAGTCTCAGCGAAGAACAGTTTGCGACGACGGATCGCCTTGTGTTCGAGGCGATTGCGGGCGAGCGCGATTCAGGTTTCCGGCCTGCGCAGTTGCAGGCGATTGGCGAGCACTTGGTTACTGCGGTGCTGATGTATTTCGATAAACGAGCGAGGGCGCTATGAACATGAACAACTTCCCGCGCGGATTCGAGCACGCGACCGAATCCAAGCCGCTTCCCCGCTGGGTGATGTGGCTCGCGGCTGCGCTGATCTTCGGCGGATATGCGCTGCTGGAGTGGCAGGACGCCCAGGTTGAGCAGGCAATTCAGGCGGTAGCGCAGAAATGAGCCGCACCGTCCTGCCGCCGCACATCACGCGGAT